TCCACGGTCGATTCGGCTGTGCTAGCGGTGCCTTCCGCATCAGACTGATCGCCACCGTCCAGGCTTACTTCTGATGCCTGCGCCTCAGGGCTTGTTTGTTGCACTGCGGGCTTCACAGCGCTTTCGGAATGAGTGGTCGCCACACCACTCTCGGTGGGTTCTTTTGGCTTGGTGACAGGAAGCAGCCCCTGTTGTGCCAGCCAGACTTCATTGCTGCCGAGGTAGTAGATTTTTTCACCAGCAACTACTTTACGGCTTAGAAATTTCTGAGCGATGCAGTAACAAAGCATCTTCTGGAATTTAATCTCATCAAACTTGTTAGCCGGTGAACAATGCTTGACCAAATTGTCGTAGTTGATGCCAGGGTTGTTTTTTACATGCGTGACAATAGCCACGGCTTCAAATTTTGCTTTCATTGGTTCTCCGGGTTGCATGTTCTGTGGAGTTTCGACTCGAGGCGGCTGGACTGATCGCACCTGCGGCTTAAGCTTTACTGCTGGCTTGGTTTCAGGCGTTTTATCTGCGGCTGGGGCAGGAATATCAACAAGTGACTTGATGTCGCGACGACTCGGGCATGCAGCCCGGCCCTCTGGAGTGATTTGGTAAAAGTCTCCAGACCTGCGTACCAGCCGCATCCGGATGAGCCAGGATAATTCTTGAATAGGTGATGTAAACCGTTCATACATCTGGCTGGGCTCCATCTCCCCAGCACGCAATGCGAGCAGGACCATATGAGCTGTGCTGCCAGGATCAATGATGGGGAGATGGTTAGCGCTCATGCTGCGATCGCCTCCATGCCTGGCAAGCCATACAGACCAGGCTTGAAGGTGCTATCGGTAGCCACGGTGCCCAGGCGCGTGATTTTGCCGGTGTCGACCATGCGCTTGATGGTCACCGTCACCTGATCACTGCCTACCTGCATATCAATCTGCTGGAAGATTTCAGCGCGTGACATGGGCTTGCAGCTCTGTGCCAGCACACGCACGATTTCATCCTCGAGCGTTGTGGGTTGCATCATCAGCTGTTTCATGAAAATTTCACCGAACATGGCTCAATCCTTGCTGATGAGAACGCGCTCGGTGCCCCGGGTGATCGCACTTTTTGCCCAGGACAATTCCAGAACGCCTTCTTTGTTACGCTCAAGCCAGAGCACTGTCTGCTGGCCTTCATCTACCGGCATGTAGCGATTCATTTCGGTCGTTAAACGATGAAGGTCGGCATCCGACACGCAGAAGGGACTTCCAAACATGACCGTAATGAGTTGAGCGCCCAAGCCACCGCAGATCATGAAGAACACTGCATAAAAGAAAGGATGTGTTTTCATGGTCAGATACCTTTCTCGATCCACTCAATCGTGCATTCGCACACCGTTGCCCGCCACACTTGCACCATGCCGATCTGGCTGCGGGTGCGCATGTAGGGGTAAGCGAACTCTTGCCGTTGCAGCCAGGTGCATTGGCCTGAGGTGGCGATATGGATAATCGGCCGCTTGCAGAGGCCCATGCTGGAGCCAATGGCTTGCAGCTCGTGACTTTCCAGCCACTCCATCGCTTTCAGGATGTTTTCTGCAGCGTCGCGCAGCATCTCAACCCGTACGCGCATAGCGATACGCTCAGCACGCTGGCGGCCAGCAGCGATCGAGGCCTCGATGTCCAGATCATGCTGATCCGGACGTTTTAAGATTTGAGTTTGCATGTCCGTCTCCTCAGAGTTGCTGGATCAGTTCGCGGGTGATCAATGGCTCGCCAAGTTCAGCGGCGAGATTCATTGCCTTGGTCACCAGAATGTTGACTTTCAGGGGATTGAGCTGAGATATCACCTTCCCCGCACGCTTATCGGTCAAGCGCAGCGCAATGGCCTCGACTGCGCCTGGCGCCAGCACCTCGGCTATGGATTTGCCCACACGCTCAAACTTGAAGGCGAGATAGGCTTCCAGATGATTACCGAGCGGTACCAGCCAAGCCACCTCGCAGCGCCGTATAAATTCGCGTGCCTCGGGGTAGCTGTTTTCATTCAGCATCTCCTGCAGCTCGGGCTGACCGATCAGAATGATGGAGATCATCTTTTTGAAGCCGTTTTCGATCTCATAGAAGCGCTTCAGCAGCTTCATCACATGGATCGTGATGTCGTGCGCCTCTTCGATAATCAACACATGCTTTGTTCCGGCATCGGCACTGGACTTCAGAATCTGGTGCACCTTACGCGCCAGCGCTTCACCGCGTTGTGGTACAACTTCATGAGGGCGCAAGTCACGAATAATGGCCTCGCAAATGCCGGAGGAACTAAGGCGTTTCTTATCGATCTGCTGCGGAAAAATTACGCTGATCTGCTCGGACTCGTTACCAATGCGCTCGATCAAGTCCTTGCGCAAGGTGGACTTGCCTGAGCCGGACTCGCCAATCACCGCCAACATGCCGCCGTGCTTGGCCGTCTGGTAGATCGATTCGCGGATATAGCGAATATCAGGCGACTTGAAGACATCCTCCGGGCTGTTGACGTCTTCCACGAACGGCGAGCGAAAGATGGAAAAGTGTTTTTTTGCGTTCGGTGACAGCATTTCGGGTTCTCCAGTAAAGATATCTTCATCAAGCTTGGCGGTTGGGAGCAGCTGCACTTTTTTCTTTGCACGAGCATCGGCCATGACGGATTGGTTGTCGCCGCGCACTCCGGCGTTTTCATCCTCTTCCCAGCACGTGGCGATTTGCTCCTCCGGCACCCCACGCTCACGGAGAAAGTGAGCGGTTTGCTCCATGATGGATTCCGGTGGTGTGCCTTTCAGCCAGTGGCCCCAGTTGAGAATCATGTTGCCTGCGGAGGAAGACAGCGGCTGTCCGGTAACCTGTTTGATGGCCGCGCACCACTCCGGCTGGAGGATGTAGTGATTCATCAAGACTGTTTTCAGCTTGTATGGCATGACTTTCTTCCCCTTGGGCTTAAAGTTGTGACGGAGCTGCATGGCGGCCTCCGCTTGGGATAATTTTTTTATTCATGTACACTTTCCTCGCTTGGTTACAAATCAGTGCCCGTCAAGGCACTTCCCGTCGCTCTCTGTGCGTCAACACAGGGAGCGAATTCTTTTAGCCCGCTGCCAATTTCAAGGTTGGCGCTGACGGGTTATTCAATGCGGCGATCACTTCTTCCACCTGCGACTCCAAAGCCCCCTCTGCGTATTTCTCACGCAGAATGGCGTTATCCTCCGGCGTCAAGGCGCGGCCCAGCATGGCGCGCAGCTTGATCTTCAGCTCCATGCTGCTGAGTGGCTTAGCCTCGAGCTGCAGCCGGTTTGGCACATTGAGCATTTCGCCCGGGCGATCCATAAAGTCAGGGGAAGAGACGTGCTTGAGGTGGCTATGCGCATCAAGCCCGCCAAAGGGAGTGTCGCCCCGGGCCTTGGCTTTTTCGGTCTCTTCCTGGTTGAGGCCAGGGAATGCCAGGCGGTCGGATGCTTTGGAGGCATGCTCCACGACGGTGTCGGGAGCCGACTTGAATTCATCTCCAATCACGGCGGCGGTGCTTGCAAAGCCAGAGCGGCGATCTGCCTTGATAGGCTCCAGGATGTAGGAGGTCTCCTCACCCTTGTAATTTTCAAAGCTGACCATGACCTGGGCGTTGCCGTAGATCAATGGACTGACCTTGACCAGCTGCTTGACGTAAATGCCTGGGATGGTCGACACATCGTAGAACTCGCGCTGCTTGGTCGCTGGGTGCTTGAAACTGACCTGCAGGGTTTGAGATACCTCACGCTCCACATCAGAGCCGGACAACAGCATGCGGCAGACTTCGACATCCGGAAGCTCGCGCAGCTGCTCTTTGCGAATGGTCTGCCACAGGCCATATCGGACTTGAGGCACGGCCATGTATTTGCGCTTCAGGCGGGCGTCATAGTTTGGAATGGCATTGGCGTTGTAGGCGTTAAACCATGCCTCGGCAGATGCATTGAGCTGGTCCACATTTTCAACGGGCTCAAACCGCAGGCGCGACTCGAACAGGCACTCGACCAGATTGTTGCCATTCTCGACGCTGCCTTTGGCGCGGGGATTTTTTGCCTTGTGCTCGATCGCTCGCACATCCAACGACTTAAGGGCGTTTTTGATCGCGCCTGCGGTATTGGCTGAGCCCTTATCCCAGAGGATGATCTTGGGTACACCATGTAATACGGTCCCAGGTTTTTTGCTCCAGGCGTAAAGCAGGAAGTCGAACAGGTTAGCCTGCGACTCACCCTTAGCCTGGTAATAGCGAACCACAATGCTGGCGCTGTAATGATCGGTTAAGGTGTAGCGCCAGACCTTGAGCTTGATTTTGGCGATGTTCTCCAGCTTGTTTTTGTAGAACTCGTCATCCCGCATGATGTGCTGGGTGCCATCTGGCAGGTAGTAGACCAGGCAGAGGGAAGGATCTACCTGGTGTACATGGTTGGGGTGCAGGGATTGCATTTCCTGCGCTGGGGTGTCGCGTTTCTGCGCGGCCAAATCCATCTGGCGCTCACGCAGCAGCGTATTGATGCGACTAGCGCTTACACTGATCTGCATGTTGTTCTGGCTCAGCATACTGATCGCATTTGGCGTCTGCATGGTGGCCTTGCCGTTTTCTCGGACTCCGTATTTGATAGCGGCACTGACGGCTTGCAATGCCACCATGTCCTGCTTGGTGGTTCCACGGTCAGCCCGGACCTTGCGACCGCTGGACCAGCCGATGGCCTCCAGCTGTTTGTAGACCTTGGCGCGGCTCCATCCGAATTTATCCATAAATGCCTGGACCAGCTCGCCCTTTTGCCGGTGGCCAGCCTGATCCAGCTGCCGGGCAAGTGCGCGAATTTCATCCATGACGGCGAGGGAGACGGGTTCGACAATGGCCATGATTACTCCTGGTTTGCCTGGAAGTTTGCAGGATCAAACACAGACAGGAGTGGCCGGGCCTTTTCCTTATAGCCGATGAAATTGTCATCGCAGAGCAGCATTACCTCGGCAACGCGGTCGACCAGGTGGCTCACGGTGTCGTAATACACCATTGCCATCGCTTCAAGGGCGGCCTCGCGATCTGCTTCACCGAAGTCTTCTTCCAGTATGGATGTGCGGAGGGCATCCAGCGCGTCCAGCCCCTCGAGCACCTGCGCCCCCCGGGTAGTCGTCTCCAGCGAGATGGCAAACGCCCGGGGATGCCAATCTTTGGTTTTTGAGCGGAGCCGGTGCAGCTCCATCTCCAGAGCGTCGATTTTCTTGTTTTTATCCTCGACTACCTTACCCACCACTTCGGCATCTGCCTTGAGCTCTTCCACCTCTTTGGTCAGGGCATCTTTTTCGCGGGTGTGCTTGGCCGCCAGCTCGTCTATCAGTGCGACGACTTCCTCTTTATCGTCCAGGTTTACCAGCTGGCCGATCACCTCGCTGCGCACGTCTTCGGGTAGCTTGCGGAGTTTGCGGAGATCGCGGTAACCAGCTCCAATGCGGCCAAGGCTTTCTAATGCGTCTTCACCGAACGCACTCAGGTTAGCGAGATCAAGATCGACCTTTTCCCGTGATAGTCCAAGCAAGGTGCAATATCCATCCCAGGTTCCGTCAAACTGGTAACCGTTACCAATTTTTTTACCCTTCAAAGCCCGATAAAGCTTGTTTTCTTTGATATATGCGAGTTTCGATAAACTGGTAACCGTTAACACTTTTGAGAACGTGCTAGCCATTTCAACTTGCCCCAGAAGCTGGTTCGCAAGATCACGCTCTTCGGAGAAGTTTTCCATCTGCTGCTGCAGCTTTTCTTCGGCCAGCGTAATGGCATGACCGGGAATCGGGCTGAGAATGTGGGTGTCTAGCGTTGACTCTTTTTTGATGTTTGCCATGTTACAAATCCTTATCCGGGAAGGCGGGAATAGCGTTGAGAAACTTCGGCAAATCGGCGGCTGAACTCCTCCATATGCGCCTTGTGCGCATTGGCGATTTGCACCAGGCGTGGCCCGAGACGCCACTTGTTAGGGTCGTGCGGCAAAGGCTCGGCCAGACCTGCTTTTTGCAGCACGCGCAGATCGTTGGTGATGTTGCTGGGAAGCGTTTTTACCGCCTTTGCCAGATCACCCGGGGTGACGCCTTCCAGCTCGTGCCCTGCCAGTAGCAGCAGCACCTGGTAGCCTCGCTCCTGCGTTTTATTGTTGTATTCGCGTACCGCCATTTATTGCTCCTCTTCAAAATCAAGTTCTGGTGCCTGGTGCTTCTCAAGATTGCGCGAATGCCAGGCAGTCGCGGTCATGTGATGATTGAGGGCGGCCAGCGTCTCTGTGGCATCGGCTTGCCCTTTATAAAAATTGGCGAGCAGCGACATGGCGCTATGGAAGCTTTGGTTCATTTCCATCATGTCGTGGTCGGTGATTTTTTTGCCGGTGGGGATGGGTACCAACAGACAGCCATCGGAATGCGCGAGGTAGAGGCTCACGTAATTGCAGCCGCATGTCTTTTGGTATATCCGGATGCGGTTGAGCGGCATGGAACCATTGGCGAGCCATTTGTAGAGCAGGTCTGCCGTGATACCCATATCGTCTGCGATGCGCTCTACGGAGAGGTTTTGCTTATGCCTGGCGAACTCTTTACACAGGCGTAACGCCTCGCTATAAGACGTTGGAACAACCCGTTTCCAATTAATGGCCATGTTTAGAAATGCCTCCGGTGAATGGCGTCAAAACAAATAAGCATTTTTGCCCTATGCAAAGCCTTTGCATGGTTGCAAAATGCAGGCATTGAATGAGCAGGGAGAAAGCGCAATGCAGGAACAAGCTTTGAATAAACTGAGTGGACAGATTGAGGGCATAAGCCGGACGCTGATGCTCTTGATTGCTGAGCTGGGCGAGGATCGGGTTATTGATCATGATTTTTATACCGACTCTCTTCGCCGCGCTGCGAATGAGCTTGACCAGAAAAACCGGATTCTTGATACCGCACGGCAGACGATGCATTTAATGGCTGATCAACTGGACCAAGCGTGGGTGTCGCGCCGAACTCAAACCCAATAATGGGACGGTCCGATGGAAAGCCGCTCATGAGGTATTTCATTAGGCGGCCTGCCGTTTGGCGGGGTCTTCTTTGATGCCAAGCATTACCGCCACCTTGTGGGATTCACCGCGACGGCCTACGCGCTTGCCGCGCAGGATGTCGATGACGGTGTAGCGAGAGACTTGATGTTCGCGCGCCCACTCGGAGAGGTTGATGCCGTTTGCAATGAAGTCTTGGCGGACTTGTTCGGGTGTTTTTACTGCCATTTTTTTTACCTTGCTTAGTGGTGAAAATGGTTTAAACGTGTTGTGATGGGGTAAGTATGGGTAATTATTTACCCATAGTCAATAGGTGTTTATAGATATGAGTAATTTTTTGGACATTGGTGAGCGGCTGAAAGAGGAGAGAGAGCGTCTGAAAATGAATCAGACGGATTTCGCTGGTCTTGGTGGTGTTACCCGAAAAACTCAGTTTAATTATGAATCGGGAGAACGAGCTCCAGATGCTGCATACCTAGCAATACTGGTTCAGCATGGTGTTGATGTGTATTACGTGATTACGGGCATTAGGCAGACTCCAGTTGTGGAGCAGGAAGTGACTGCGGAATCTTTAAGCGCTCAGGAAAAAGCCCTGCTGGATAATTACCGCAACTCGCCAGAGGCGGGCAAGCGCGCTATCAGGGCTACGCTAGAAGCGGTGGCTGAGCAGCCTGCACCAAAAACTAAAAGAAAAATGAGTATGTGAAGCAACACAAACTAGGAGTGCGTGGAAAGGCGGCTACAACAAGAAAGAGAACGCTTGTCGCTGAGTATTGAAGGGTTGGCCAATATAGCCGGGGTTACACCGGAAACAATCCAGTCATGGGAGGCAAGGGGAACCTCTCCGGATGCAAGCCATTTAGAAAAAATGGCGCTTGCCGGAGTGGACGTGTTTTATCTGCTGACTGGCACCCGCGCCAGCTCGGCCCCGCCTCTTGCGGTGATACCGGCGGGCAGCTCAGTGGAGAGTCTGGGTAAGGAGGCGCAGACGCTTATCAGGCAATTTCGGCTAGCGTCTGCACCTTGGCAGGCAACTGGCCGTAAAACTTGCGCTTAAGTGGCGAAATCGATCTAAGCCTTAAACCAGTTTAAGGCACTTTCGCGCGCGCGCGGGGCAACATGCCCCCATGCGCACCATTGACCTCATTGTTATTCATTGCTCGGCCTCGCCCAACGGCGTGAGCCTGTTTCAAAGCTCGCCTGGCACGCCGGGCATCCTTACCCCTGCTCAGCGCATTGACGGCTGGCACAAGGCTCGCGGCTTTAAGCGTGCCGCCAACTGGTGCAAGCTCCAGAATCCTGACCTCCCTCACATCGGCTATCACTTTGTCATCTATACCAACGGCACGGTTGTCACCGGCCGCCATGTGGATGAAGTTGGCGCCCATGTTGCCGGGTTCA